CTATGTTAGCCCACTAAATACTGACGGTTCAAAACCAAGTCGAGTCAAAGCAAATCCAGAAAAAGGTTTCTCGATTGTTAGTTGGGAATACGATGGGTCAGGTAATCCTATTTCTTTAGGGCATGGGTTAAGCCAAGCTCCTGAGATGATGATCCAAAAACAAAGAGATGCTGCTACTGATTGGCATGTTTGGCATAAAGATTTAACAAGCATTGATTACGATCTTTTCTTACAATCTACTGCTGCTGAAAGCACTCAGGCAGATTGGGGTAATACTGATCCAACATCTTCTGTGTTTTATTCAGCAACCACTGGCGTAGCTGGTAGAAGAATGATTGGTTACATGTTCCACTCAGTTGCTGGTTACAGTAGTTTTGGAAGTTATACAGGTAACGGTTCTGCTACTGGTCCAACAGTTACTACTGGGTTTAGGCCAGCCTTTGTAATGATTAAAAGGACAAACAGCACAGGCAACTGGATTATGCTTGACGCAACAAGAAGTCCTGTTAATGAAAGAGATGATTATATATCAGCTAATGCGGCATCAGCAGAAGCATCTGGTGCTTATGATGTTGACTTTAATGACACTGGTTTTCAAATTAAATATGCTGATCCGTATGGTGATGTTAATGCTTCAGGTTCTACTTACATTTACATGGCGTTTGCAGATACCAGAGATGCACAGTTTAACTTTGATGCGTCTGGTAACAAGAACAACTGGACTGCAAACAACATAAACAGTAACGCATCGAGTGAGTCTAGCTACGACATCATGACTGACGTGCCTACGTTAACTGATGAGTACACGGCTAACTACTGTACTTGGAATCCTTTGGCACTTGGTACAAACTTTACAACCGCAAATGGAAATTTAGACGCTTCGTGTTCAACTTCTTCTAACACGATGCTTAAGTCTACTTTTGGACTTTCATCTGGGAAATGGTATTGGGAATCTACTTTATCTTCAGGAACTTCCTCATGGTCTGGGTCAATCCTAAAGGATAATGCTGGTTTAAGTTACTCTGTGTTGTCCTCTGGGGATGCGTATTCGTATTCAAATAACGGCAACAAATATAACGGACAAACCGCTTCTTCGTATGGCGATACATATACTACGGGAGACTTAGTTGGTGTTGCCTTAGATATGGATAACGGCAAAATATGGTTTGCTAAAAATGGAGTTTGGCAAGCTAGCGGTGATCCAGAAGCTGGAACTAATGAAGCATTTAGTGGCATAAGCGGAACATATCTCCCAGCGGCCTTGTTAAATACTTCAACAGGTATAGCCAACTTCGGTCAACGCCCATTTGCTTACACACCACCAACAGGGTTCTTGCCACTCAACACATACAACTTGCCTGACTCAACTATTGTGGATGGGTCTGAGCATTTTAATACTGTGTTGTATACAGGTAACGGAAGCACTAACTCAATTACTGGCGTAGGTTTTCAGCCTGATTTGGTATGGGCTAAAGGCAGAAGTGTTGCTTATTCTCATGGTTTATATGATGCAATAAGAGGAGCTACTAAAAAGTTATCTTCTAACTTAACTGTTGCTGAAGTTACAGCTACTACTGGTTTGACATCACTTGACTCTGATGGCTTTACGATGGGTAGCGATGCTGGAACAAACGAGAGTGCTGCTACCTATGCTTCTTGGAACTGGAAAGCTAATGGTTCTGGAGTTAGTAATACAGATGGCTCAATAACTTCAACAGTCTCTGCAAACACCACGGCTGGATTTAGTATCTGTACTTATACCGAGCCTTCTGGTTCATTTAGCTTTGGTCATGGTCTAGGCGTTACTCCAGATATGTTTATATTCAAAAACAGAGCAAATGCTTACAATTGGATTGTATGGCACAAATATTATGGTTCGCCTACCAACAACGGTCTTTATTTGAACTCAACAAGTTCGACAATTGCGTCTGGCTCAAATTGGCTAACAGGTATAAACAGCAGCACGATTTCAATAACTAGCGGTCAAGTAAGTAGCACAGGAACAACGGTTTGCTATGCGTTTTCAGAAGTAGAAGGTTTCTCATCGTTTGGTAGCTACACAGGTAATGGCTCTACTGATGGTCCATTTGTCTACACAGGATTTAGACCAGCATGGATTATGGTGAAGCGAACTAACGCTGCTGATAACTGGTGGATTCAAGATAACGCTAGAGACCCTTATAACGTAGCAAAACATTATCTTAGCGCAAATACCAATAATGCAGAGTTTAGTAACTTAGATGTATACGACTACACTGCTAACGGTTTTAAGATTAGAACAACTACAACAGCAGTTAATGCTTCGGGCTCAACTTACATTTACGCAGCATTTGCTGAAAACCCATTTAAAAACTCACTAGCAAGATAATAAATATAAATATATAATAACGAAAAGTTTTAGGAACAATTATGGCAGTTACCACAAGGTCAGGATTAAAAGAATATGCTCTTAGAGGGTTAGGTGCTCCTGTATTAGAAATTAACGTTGACGATGATCAACTAGAAGACAGGTTAGATGAAGCACTAGAATACTTTACCCTCTATCATTACGAGGGTGTTGAAAGAATATATCTGAAGCATAAGATAACTCCTTCTGAGCTGACTATTACTGGATCAAATGCTGAATCTTTTGCTAAAGGTACAACGATTACTGGCGCATCTTCAGGTGCAACTGCTATCGTTCAAGAATTCTTAGATGATCAAGATACTGACACAATAAGAATTAGGGATGTTACTGGAACATTTGAGGCAAGCGAAAGCGTAAGTGCTGGGGATGCCTCAGCTACACTAGCAGCTGCTGACTTTTATACTGCTGGCGATACAGAAAACAAATATATTACAGTTCCAGATTATGTATATGGCGTAACTAGAGTTATTCCGTTTACACAAGGTTCTTCTTCAAAGGGTTTGTTTGATCTGCAGTATCAGTTAAGATTAAATGACTTGTATGATTTAACATCTACTTCTTTAATCTATTACAAATCTGTGATGTCTCATATTGCTCTGCTAGATTTAGAGTTGAATGGATATCCGCTTTACAGATTTAATAGAATGACAAATCAACTTCACATCGATCAATATTGGCCAACTGATATTATGGTTGACGAGTATGTTGTAGTTGAAGCATATAGAGCACTAGATCCAACAACATGGACAAAGATCTATAACGAGCCATGGTTGAAGCACTATACTACTGCTCTGTTTAAAAAGCAGTGGGGAGTAAACTTGAAAAAGTTTCAAGGTATTCAACTTCCTGGAGGTGTAACTCTAGACGGCAATGCTTTATATGAAGAAGCAGTAGCTGAGATTAATCAGTTAGAAGATGAACTTCAAAATAAATCTGCACCTTTAGAATTTTTCCTAGGATAAATTATGCCTAGAAACGTATATTTTTCGCAGGGGACTAGAAACGAACAACTTATGATGGAAGACATCATAGTTGAGTCTATTCAAATATACGGTCAAGACTTTACATATATCCCCAGAACTTTAGTTGCCAAAGACGAAATACTTGGTGAGGATAGATTAAGCGAATTTAAAAAATCATTTCCTATTGAAATGTATTTAGAAAGTGCTGATGGATTTGAAGGACAAGGTGCTTTCATTCAACGGTTCGGTATGTTTATGGAACAGTCAGCAACATTAACTGTTTCAAGACGTCGTTGGGAACAACTAGTTGGTCGTTACGGAACTGGTATATTAAAAAACCGTCCATCAGAAGGCGACTTACTTCACTTTCCATTAACAGGTGGATTGTTTGAAATTAAATTTGTTCAACACCAAGATCCGTTTTATCAAATAGGCAGATTGCAGGTTTATAAACTTCAAGTTGAGCTGTTTCAATATAGCAGTGAACATATTGATACTGGCGATGCTGCTGTTGATGCGTTTGAAAGTATATATACTGAAGATATTTCTACTGCTAGATCACAGGCAGTTGGTATCGGTTCGGTTACTGTAGATACAGCAGGAGCAGGATACACTATTGCTCCAACAGTTACTATATCAGGTGGTAACGGAACAGGAGCAACTGCAGTAGCTACTACTGACGGTAGTACAATAACTAAAATAACTGTAACAAACAGAGGATATGGCTATACTACTATTCCTACTATAAACATAACACCCGATGAATCTGATACAATAACAACTCCAGCTTTAGCGACAGCTGTTTTAGAGCATAATCCAGATCTTTCAGATTCTTATGGTGATAATACTAAGTTTAAGGATGAAGCTGCAGACATATTGTTTAGCGAATCAAATCCTTTTGGAGAACTTAAATAATGCTAAACGGATCATTTTACTATCATGGTATTATAAGAAGAACAATCGTAGCATTTGGTCGATTGTTTAGTGGTATACAAATACCAAGATATGATAACGATGGAGTTTTACAACAAACTATCGCAGTTCCGTTGTCATATGCCCCTAAAGAAAAGTGGATTGTTAGAATAGAATCTGATCCTAATTTAGATCAACACACATATACGGTTATTCCTAGACTTTCATTTGAAATAACTGGATATTCTTATGATCCTCTACGTAAAACTAATCGTATGGAAAAACTAGTTTGTGTTAGTACAGATGGAGAATCTAGAAATCAAACCTTTGCTCCAGTTCCATATAATTTAGATATTAGTTTATATGCACTATCAAAAAATACGGAAGATGGTTTGGCTATACTAGAGCAAATATTGCCAACGTTTACTCCTGAGTACACACTTGCAGTTAAGTCTATAGATGATATGAATGTAGTTACTGACGTTCCTATTATTTTAAACTCAGTTTCTGTTCAAGATGATTACGACGGAGACTTTAGTATTAGAAGGTTTGTAACACATACTCTAAACTTTACAGCTAAAGTTAATATGTTTGGAGCTGTAAGTTCGCAAGGAGTTATTAATGATGTTACCGCAAACTTAAATCAAGATGGCGTAAATACATTTAGAAGGTATAGTGCTGATCAAGCAACACCGATCGATGACATAAGCGAAAACTGGAGCGACGTGTAAATTGGTTTCAGAAGTTTACAATGCTAATGCGAATTTGAAGGCAGCAGGAGTAAATGTACAGTTTACTCCAGAACAAGTTACAGAATACATTAAGTGTTCACAAGACCCCAAATATTTTATTGAAAATTATTGCTATATAGTTTCTTTGGATCGAGGTTTAGTATTATTTAAACTTTACGATTGTCAACGGGAAAAAGTTGATACAATAATAAATAATCGTAAAGTTATATTGATGGAGGGTCGTCAACAAGGTAAAACAATTACTTCTGCTGCTTGCATTCTATGGTACACGCTTTTTCAAGCAAGTAAAACTGTCGCTATCTTGGCTAACAAAGCTACTGCTGCTCGAGAGGTACTTTCAAGATATCAGTTAATGTATGAACACCTACCTAACTGGATGCAACAAGGAGTAAATGTTTGGAACAAAGGAGATATAGAATTAGAAAACGGAAGTAAAGTATTTACGGCAGCAACTTCTTCAAGTGCTATCCGTGGTAAATCTGTCAACTGGTTGTATGTTGATGAGGCAGCAATTATTCCAAACAATATTGCTGAAGACTTTTTTACTTCTGTATATCCTACTATTTCTTCTGGTAAAACTACAAAAATTTTACTCTCATCAACACCGATGGGATATAATCATTTTTGGAAGTTTTGGAATGATGCTGAAAATGATAGAAACGGTTTTGTTCCGCTTCAAATACCATACAGCAAAATACCAGGACGTGACGAAAAGTGGGCAGCTGAACAATTAGCAACACTCGGAGAACTAAAGTTTAATCAAGAGGTTCTATGTAAATTCTTAGGATCATCTCTAACTTTAATTTCAGCCAACACTATTGCTCAGATGTCACCCAAACCATACCTATATAGTAAAGATGGTTTAGATGTAATAGAAACACCAGAAAAGAATCACATTTATTGTTTAGTAGCAGATACTGCTAAAGGGGTTGAAGGAGATTACTCAGCATTTACCGTAATCGATATTACTGAATCTCCATACAAAGTAGTTGCTAAATATAGGGATAACAAGATTAGTCCACTTTTGTATCCCAATGTAATATATAAAGTAGCAAGTGATTATAATACAGCGTATGTGTTAGTTGAGATAAATTCTAGTGAACAAGTTCCTATGATCTTGCATAATGAACTAGAATATGAAAACCTTATGATGATTACCAAGCATACCTCAAGAGGACAGTTTATTAATGGAGGATTTGGTCACGGTAAGTCACAGTTGGGTGTGAATACTGATAGAAAAGTAAAGAGAATAGGATGTCAAAATCTTAAATCTCTAATTGAAGAACAAAAACTATTAATATTTGATACAGATATAATTTCAGAAATTTCAACTTTTATTGAGCAAAGAGGTAGTTACTCTGCTGATGAGGGATACCATGATGATTTGGTCATGACCCTTGTTTTGTTTTCTTGGCTTACTACTAATTCTTACTTTAAGGATCTGAACGATGTTAACCTTAGAGAGATAATGTATAAGAATCAGATGCAAAAGATTGAGCAAGAACTAACTCCATTTGGATTTATAAACGATGGCGTAGAAAGGGATATAGTAAATTTCTAAAAAGTGAAAAAAAATAAATAAATTTATGGTATAGTGCTGAAGAAGCAAACCAGATAAATGTTTATGTAATATCAAGGAGAAAAGAATGCCTTTCCAATTAAGTCCAGGCGTTAGTGTTGTAGAGAAGGATTTTACCTCTATCGTCCCAGCGGTTGCTACTTCAGGTGGTGCCTTTGCTGGAACGTTTCAATGGGGTCCAATCGAAGATCCAGTAACTATTACTTCAGAAAACGAGTTAGTTACTAGATTTGGTAAGCCAAACGATACCCAAACAGTATTTACTTCTTTCTTTACCGCTGCTAACTACCTATCATATTCTAACAACCTTTTGGTAGTTAGAGCAAACGCATCAGGTTACAAAAATGCGGTATCAACAACATCAGGTGGAGTCACTTCACTAACTATTGCTGATGGCGGTTCAGGTTACACATCTGCGCCAACACTGACAATTTCAGCACCTGATGATCCAAGCGGAACACAAGCAACTGCTACAGCTACCACTGATGGTGATGCTATCGATGCAGTTACTATTACAGAAGCTGGTTCAGGATACACGTCTGCACCTACAGTTACGGTGACAGGTGGCGGTGGAGCAGACGGTGATATTACTGCTGCTATTACTGAAACTGGAGTTCTAATTAAGAATCAATTAGCATATACAGACAACTATGCAGGTGGCGCAGGTGCTTTTGGCGAATGGGCTGCTAAGTGGGCAGGTGCTCTTGGTAACTCTTTAAAGGTTTCAATGGCTGACTCACAAACGTATACTGGTTGGGCATATGAAGCTGAATTTGATTCTGCTCCTGGAACATCAACTCACGTTAATGCTGCTGGCGGTTCTAATGACGAACTTCACATTATCGTTATTGATGAGGACGGATATATTAGTGGAACAGCTGGAACTATTCTAGAAAAGTTTGCTTTTGTTTCTAAAGCATCAGACGCTAAAAAAGCTGACGGAGCAAACAACTATTATAGAGATGTAATTAATGCATCTTCACGTTACATTTGGTGGATGGATCACACAACTTCTGTCGCTACCACAACTGGCGGTGCTGGTACTGGTGTTGCTTGGGGTTTAACTTCTGCTGATAACGACTTCAAAGATATGTCAGCTGTAGTTACTCAATCACTAACAGGCGGTGCTGATGATTTTGCCACTAGCGATGGAAACCTACAAACATCGTTTTCTATCTTCGATAACTCAGAAACATATGACATTTCTTTGATTATGCTAGGTAAGGCAAGTTCTACTGTTGCAACTCACGTTATCAATAATGTTGCTGAGACACGTTTGGATGCTATTGCGTTTGTTTCACCTGAAGATAATTCTACTGGTGATGTTATTACTGACGCTACTTCAACTCCAACCACAGCAATTAACACATACCGTGATGCGCTACCTTCATCATCATATGCTGTTGTTGATTCAGGTTACAAGTATCAGTATGACCGATATAACGACAAGTACCGTTATGTTCCTTTGAACGGTGATGTTGCTGGTCTTTGTGCTAGAACTGATTACTCTGCTGATCCATGGTTCTCACCAGCTGGTTACAATCGTGGTCAAGTTAAGAATGTTGTTAAGTTGGCATTTACGCCTAACAAGACAGCTCGTGACGCACTTTATAAGAACGGTGTCAATCCTGTCGTAACATTCCCAGGACAAGGAACTGTACTGTTCGGCGATAAAACAGCTCTTGCTAAGCCATCAGCTTTTGATAGAATCAATGTACGAAGATTGTTTATTGTTCTAGAAAAAGCAATTTCTGTTGCTGCTAAGTATCAGTTGTTTGAATTCAACGACTCGTTTACTAGAGCACAATTTAAGAACTTGGTTGAGCCATTCTTGAGGGATGTACAAGGTCGTCGTGGTATTACTGACTTTGCTGTTGTTTGTGATGACACAAATAATACAGCTGAAGTTATTGACCGTAACGAGTTCGCATGTGATATCTTCATTAAACCTAATCGATCTATCAACTTCATTAACTTGACATTTGTTGCTGCTAGATCAGGGGTTTCTTTTGAAGAAATCGGTGGCTAAACAGGGAATAAATAGATAAAACAAGGAGATTTAAATGGCAAATATTGCTGACTTCAAAGCACAAATGACTGGTGGCGGTGCACGTCCCAATCAATTTCGTGTTGAATTATCGTTCCCAACATACGTCACTGCAGGTGTAGTTGCTGGTCAACAGGCTCAATTCTTATGTAAGGCAGCTCAGCTGCCTGCATCTACTGTTGATCCTGTTCCTGTTCAATACCGTGGTAGAGCAGTGAACTTTGCGGGAGAAAGAACTTTTGCACCATGGACAATTAGTGTCTACAATGATACTGATTTTAATATCCGCAATGCTATGGAAGTATGGCAGACAGGTATTCAAAACCATGGTTCTACTGAAGGAAGAGTAAATCCTAGTGACTACCAAGCTGACTTGTTAGTTCATCAGTTGGATAGAAATGGCGCAACAGTCAAGTCATATAAATTCGTTGATGCTTTCCCAACTTCTGTTGGTATTATTGCACTCGATTATGATACTGTAAACGCTATGGAAATTTTTGATGTAGAATTTACTTATAACTACTTCACAAGTAATACTACTGATGGTAGGGGTGGCGTTGATGTCAATGTTTCAGTTGATACGCCAGTCGGAACTTTCCCACTACCAATCTAATATTGATAGGATTATAATATAATGAAATTATTTGGCTTTGAAATAAAGCGTCAAGATCAATCGTCAGTTCCTAGCATAGTTGCTCCAGGAGCTGACGACGGGTCAGTTGTAACTATTGGTAACTCAGCTGCCTACTACTCTCAAGTAATGGATCTTGAGGGTGTAGTCAAGAATGAGAACGACCTTATCCGACGCTATCGTGAGATTTCACAGTATCCAGATTGTGATTCTGCTATCGAAGACATCATCAATGAAGCGATTGTTGTTGACGAAGCAGACCAATCTGTTGATATTGTATTGGATGATCTAAATTTATCAACTGGAATTAAGAAAAAGTTTCAAGAAGAATTTGATAATGTATTGAGACTATTAAAATTTGAGCAAAAAGGACATGATCTATTCAGGTCTTGGTATATTGATGGTCGGTTATATTATCACATTCTAATTGACGAAAATAAAGTTAAGAACGGTATCGTTGAGCTTAGATATATTGATCCACGTAAGATCAAAAAAGTTAAAACGTTACATAAAGAAAAAACTCCTGATGGAGTTGAGGTTGTAAAAAAGGTAGAAGAATACTATATCTACAATGATAAAGGTATTAACGGTTCTACCACGCAGGGTGTAAAACTATCAGACGATTCAGTTTTATATTGCCCCTCAGGATTACATGATGCAAATACAGGTATGATGCTTGGTTATTTGCATAAAGCAATTAAGTCTGTCAATCAGTTGAAGATGATTGAAGACGCTGTTGTGATTTATCGTATTAGTCGTGCTCCAGAACGTAGAATTTTCTATGTTGATGTAGGCAACTTACCTAAGCTGAAAGCTGAGCAATACGTTAACGACTTGATGAATCGCTACAGAAATAAGATTACATATGATGCAACTACTGGTGAGGTGCGTGACGATAGAAAACATCTTTCAATGATGGAAGATTTTTGGATGCCAAGACGTGAGGGTGGTAGAGGTACTGAAATCACCACACTTCCTGGAGGCCAAAACCTTGGAGAGATTCAAGACATTGAATATTTCCAGCGTAAGTTATATCAGTCGCTAAACGTGCCAATGTCAAGAATGAATCCAGATCAATCATTTGGTCTTGGTAGAGCAACAGAAATTAGTCGTGATGAGGTTAAGTTTAGCAAATTTATCGGACGTATAAGAAGAAATTTTACTGATTTATTTACTGATGCGTTAAGAGTACAACTTGTAGCAAAAGGTGTAATTAGGGCAGATGAGTGGGATACATTAAGACCATTTATTCGCTACGACTTTAAGAAAGATAACTATTACACTGAGTTGAAAGAAAACGAAATCTTACAACAAAGATTGGCAATGCTACAACAAGTTGAACCTTACATTGGTAAATACTACTCAATGGATTGGGTAAGAAAGAATGTATTACATCAACCTGATGAAATGATCGAGGAAATCGACGCACAGATTGATGATGAAGAGAGGCGACATTTTGACAATGCTCAGAGAGATGGCACTCTTGCTGCGCATAAACAGATTGCTCAGCAAAGTGCATTGTCCGATGCTGGTTATGGTGGAAACGAAGAAAGTACTGATCAAGGACAAGGAGATGAACAATGAGTACGCAAGATTTAATATCGGCTATTTCTAATGGCGAGTATACAGATGCTGAAGCTGCATTCAATGGAATTATGGCAGATAAAGTTTCTGATGCGCTAGACGCTAAACGTGCAGAAATTTCTAAGAGTATGTTTAGCACTGAAGAAGAAGCTGAAGCAACTGAAACAGAAACACCTGAAGTTTCGGCAGACGCTGAAGAAGCACCTGCTGAAGTTGAGGAACCAGAAGTTACAGCTGAGGCTGAACCTGAAGTTGCAGAAACGGAAGAGTAATGTATTATCAACAGTTCTATAAAAGTTTAAATGAAGATACCAAAACATTTTTGTCTTTTGGTAGAACTGTTCGCTTTTGTAATGGAGTAATAAATATTGATGGAGTAGAAGTAGAAGAAAAGTTTAGTAGTATAGAAGAGGCGAGAGAGTATTGTAAAAACTTATACCTCTCAGAAAAACTTGAAGAAGATATTAAAACTGAAACATACGAAGAATTAAACGAAGATACTATTGCGAATATAATTTCTAATCATCATTCAATTAAAATTACTGACACGCTGATAGAATCATATTTAGAACTCGCTTCTTCTAAACTTTTTACTGTTGACCCTGTAGTATGCGATATAAAAAAAGCAAATAGATTAGATTGCATATTAGAGGGAAAACTTGATTATAAACTTTCTGATGGAAGTATCATTATTATTAGTGAATCTTCGCAACAAAAAATGAATGATCTGTTTAAAGATCAAAAAGAAATTATTGAGTATATGCGAGAAAGTAAAGATAACTTTCTTCATGTCTTAGAACTTATAGAGGAATAACGATGACTGTCGCAACAACAATTTTAAAGAAAACGCAGACAGAAGCGATTGTTAAGGTTGCAGGAACTGCTGCTGCAGGAACAATTGATTTAGATGTGGATTTGGTAGCTTCTACTGAGTCTGCAGGAACTGCTGGCACGCAACTTGTTAATATTTCTGCTGTTCAATGGACAGGTGCAGCGGGAGGTGTTATTACGATAACTAGAGGTAGTGTTGTAATTATGACGCTTCAAGCTAATGCTTCGGGTAATTTTGATATGACTGGTCAAGAAATGATTCCTGACAGCGTAGAAAATGATTCTGATATCGTTGTTACTATCTCAGGAGCACAAGCAGAATGCTGGTTACGTTTAAGAAAAGTAGCTGGATATAATACTAAGATTCAGCCTGAACAGTATGGTATCTATGACGACGAAACTTCAACGTCAGCATAAGGAGCTGTAATGAAACTAATTAAAGAACTAAACGAAACAGTAGAATTTATTACTGAAGAAAACGAAGAAAAAGGTAAACAGTATTTTATCAAAGGTGTTTTTCTTCAGTCAAATTTAAAGAATCGTAATGGTCGTGTTTACCCAAAAGAAGTTTTACAGAAAGAAGTAAAACGTTACACAACTGAGAACGTAGAAAAGAATCGTGCTTTTGGTGAGTTAGGACATCCTGATTCACCTACGATTAATCTTGATCGTGTTAGTCACATGATTAAAGAATTATATGAAGACGGTGATAACTTTATTGGTAAAGCGAAAATTATGGATACACCATATGGAAAGATTGTAAAAAATCTTTTAGATGAGGGTGCTACTATTGGTGTATCGTCAAGAGGTATGGGAACTTTGCGATCAGGTAAGGGTGGTGTCGCTGAAGTTTCAAATGATTTTGTCCTAGCTACTGCTGCAGACATTGTTGCAGATCCCTCTGCGCCAGATGCTTTCGTGGAAGGTGTTATGGAGTCTAAGGAGTGGACCTTTGTTGATGGTAAATTCGTGGAAAGGGACTTAGAAGAGATGAAGGAAACCATTAGGAAAACTAATTCTCTTCAGTTACAGGAAGCCAAAATTAAGGCTTTCCAGCATTTTCTACAAAAAATTAAATAATATAAATAGTATTATTGAGGGATCTCAATAGAAATTCACAGGAGATAAAAAGAATGTCTATCGAACAAAAAATCAGTGAACTATTGGAGGAGAGCAAAAAAATGAAAAATGATCTCCAAGAAGAAGTTCAAGAAGTTGAAGAGCAAGCCGAAACTGTTTCTGAGGATGCAGTTGAGGAAACTTCTTTAGAAGAAGCTGCTGGCGAAAAGATGAATAAGATTGACGCTGAGCACG